TGAAAAAATCACAAACCGCGAGCATCTTATTCGAGAACTTCGAGATCTTGACGGTGTTGTTTATGGTATGTGTTTGAATGGCGATCTTAAACCAGAAGATTTTAGCATTGTGCATTCTGTTGCCACATGGAACAGAAAATTGAAATGGTCGCACCATCAAGGAGATGCAAATGCCAGTAATTAATTCAAAGTGGGATGATCGATTCATGAGAATTGCTCGTGAAATTTCGACTTGGAGTAAAGATCCAAGTTCGCAAATTGGAGCAGTAATTGTAAACGATGATCGTCGTATTCTTGCTACTGGATACAATGGGTTTCCTCGTGGTATCGCCGACACTGAAGAAAGATTGAACGATCGAGAACAGAAGTATCCTCGTATCGTTCATGCTGAGTTAAATGCTCTCATGAACGCGCTTTATAGCGGCGTGTCGGTGAAAGATGCTACACTTTACGTTTGGGGTCTTCCAGTTTGTTCTGAGTGTACTAAATCTGTGATACAGTCTGGAATTGGCAGAATTGTAATCACGTATCCAGAATATGCTCCAGAAAAATGGCAAAAGCAATGGAACGAACTGTCTAGGCCGATGTTTGAAGAAGCCGGTTTGAGTCTGACTTTTGTGAACCCTTATCATTGGTCTATAAAAGAAGCTGATGAAAAAATGCTTAAAACTCATGAAGAAGCGGCTCATATGTTCGCTGAAAGCGGAATGAGAAGTTTTTAATGGCGAAGAATTTGGCAGATATCTATGTAGGCGTCAAACGTGACGATCCAAATCGAAATGAAAACGATCTTTACCCAACACCTCCTTTGGCTACATACATTTTGCAAAAATACGTGTCGTTGCCTAAGAATATTGTTGAGCCGTGCGCTGGCCGAGGAAACATTTCAATAGAACTTCAAAGATGCGGCTTTAATGTCGTATCTTTCGATCTTCATAAATACGATCCAGTCCTTTGCAATATTCAAACAGACGCGGATGTTCTTTCTCTACCTAAGCAAACAGGCTATGAAGCGTTGGTGACAAATCCGCCATATCATAAAGATTTGCCGCGATTGATTGCAGAAAAAGGTATCGCTGAGTACGACGTGACTGCACTTTTTGTTCGGCTTACCTTTCTAGAGGGTAAAAAACGAAAAAAGATGTTTACAAAGAACCCTCCGAGTGATATAATAATTCTATCGGACAGAATAAAATTTGGAACGGGTCTACTAGAACCCATAAATAAGAATGACCAAATTGGTGGTATGATTGCTTACGCCTGGGTCGTTTTCGATAAACGCAAAAGCCGCGACTCAACCCGATTACAATGGGTTTTGCTGGATGAAGAGTATGATGAGTGGCGCAAACATTATGAGGACAGCATTTGATGAAAGTAATAATTCCTTTTTTCATGACTGATGAGCACAACCTTGATAGCCCTCACGTTTCTGGTGGAATTGAGCGGTTTATTCAACTCATCTATCAAAATTTTCCTGGCGAAGTAATTCCATTTTATTACAATGAAGAAGATCGTAAAAAGCGCCTTACGACTTACAAACTTTCTCAGGCTATTATTCAACACAATCCTGATGTGCTAATGGTAAATTTTGATTCTCCAACTCTTATTACGAATATTCAAGAAACTTTCAATATTCCTATCACGTGGATTAGTCATACTGCAGCTGGTGGTATCAGTAAAATCGGCCATGTTGAAATGATGAAAAGTTTTCTTGAACGCAGTGGTACACTTGCTATGGTAAGCCCGTGGCAATATGCTGGAATGGATAAGCTTTCAAACCGCGTCAATGGAATTCCTCTTGACTTGAACGGTGGCTTTATCAATGCTGCGTTTTGCAATGGTGATGAACCCGTATATGAAGATCTAGAATATGACATCACCACCATTGCGCGAATGAACCGCGTTAAAAATCCATATATGAATCACAAGCTTTCTCATCCGAGCGGCTATCACAGTCTAATTCTGACGACTACGAGTAATCTTGTTGCAAGTGAAAACATTCACTATTACAAAATTAATTCGCATTGGGCGCCTCCTCAAGAAACAATAGAGAATCTTCCTCATAAAGATGTTATGGAAAAGCTTTCGCGATCTCGAGTTTATTTCTCGACATGTCCAGCAGAAACTTGGGGAATCACTGCATTGGAAGCTCTTGCGCGCGGCCTTCCAGTCGTTGTAGCAACTGACACCACCGATACTCACGCATCTGAGTGTATTCCTGCTCGTCCTGAGCACATGGTAAAAGTTCGCTCAAACATACGCCCAGCTCCATTCAAAGAAGCAGTTGACAAATTGCTGAAACTGAATTATAATCAACGTATAGAAATCTCTGAACTCACAAAAGAAAAGCACTCAAAAGAAAATTGGATAAAATCTCTCCAAGATCTTTTTGAACAAACAATCGATAGAAAGAAAAATGTAAAAGAAAGTTCTGTTTTTGACTTCTTTGCATGATTTCCGACTATAAATACAACATCATCAAAACTGGTGAAACCCTAGTGCAGGTTTTTGCGCTCGACCTACCCGGACCTTCCGGCCAAAAACATAGTCGTTAAACTGATATAATAGAAAAGGAAAAAGCATGAAAAAAATTAAAGTTGGCATCATTGGTGTAGGTAACTGCGCTAAATCGCTTGTTGAAGGTGTTCAATATTACAACGAAAATCCAAATGATAATATCGGACTTATGTATCCAGATATCGGCGGATATACTTCTGGCGACATTGAATTTGTTATTGGCTTTGACGTAGATCGTCGCAAAGTAAATAAGCCTCTTATTGAAGCTCTTCGCGCTACTCCTAACTGTGCCATGGACCACGTAAAAGAAATTCTCGAATCAGGAAATAATTCGCCTGGCGCAGTTACAAAAGGAGCAATGGTATATTCTAGCCCAGCGCTTGACGGCGTTGCAGAATGGATGGAATATTATCCAGAAGAAGTTTCGTTTAGAACGGGCGCTGAAGCTGCTAAATCATTCGACGATATCGTAGAACTTGTTAAGAAAACTGGCGTAGAAGTTTTGATTAACTATCTTCCAGTTGGTTCGGAAAAAGCTACTCGTTTTTATGTCGATGTAGCTTTGAAAGCTGGAGTTCACTTTGTAAATTGTATTCCAACAATCATTGAAACAAAAGAAACTCAAAAGGTTGAGCAAAGATTTATCGATGCTGGGCTTACATTTGTAGGTTCTGATATGCGCTCTGCTTGGGGTGCATCAAGACTTTCTGAAGTTCTTCAGGGCGCTATGATCGACGGCGGTTTGCATGTAACTTACCACACCCAAACAAATCGTATCGGTGGTGCTACGCAAGGTAAAGAGCATATTCGTTCCGGTGTTACTTCAAATACAGACTTCATTAACATGGCTGAAAAAGAACGACTTCACAGTAAGCATATTTCAAAAGAAAACGTTCTTAAAGGCCAAAACACGGTTCGTGGTGTTAGCTATGCTGGTGATACACTATATGCAGGTCCTTCATTGACAGTTCTTCAGAAACCCGGTGGAACTTACATCGGATCTGATAATAAGATTGCAGATCTTGACATTGTAGCGTTTGGATTTGGTGGCGCTCGATATACACTTCAGGCTAGACTTTCTTGCCAAGACTCTCCAAACAGCGGTGGTGTAGTTATTTCTGCAATACGTTTTTGCAGAGTGGCGTCTGAAATGGGCATTGTTGGTATTCTGCGTGGGCCAAGCGCGTATACGCAAAAAACTCCTCCAGTTCAACTTTCATCTTCCGACGCTAAATTTGAATGCGACGCTCTTGCTCGTAGAGAACTTACTTCTATGACTCGCCCTCAGTTGGCATCCTCAAAGCCTGTCGCAAAAAATCTAGCTTACACTTATCAGGCAGGACACACCGATTATGAATGATATTCCTAACAAATATATAAATTCATTCGATATTGATGGAGTAATTTACATGGGAGACGCCTTTACTGGCGTCTTTCCAGGCCATGATGATATTATCATCACAGGTCGATCAATCGAAGAAGCTGATGTCACAAATAAGATGCTTCAAGAAAGAGGAATTGCCAATAAGGTTTATATGAACCCTTTGCCATTCGACCAAAAAAGTAGAAAGTCTTCTGGTCAACATAAAGCACGAACGCTTTTCTATCTTGAAGATATTGGCTATCGTATTGGAATACATTTTGAAGACGATCCCATTCAAGCTGAGGAAATTCGCAAGATCATGCCTCACATAAATATAGTCATGCTAGAACATAATTTGACGGAGAAATAAAGCATGAAGAAAGAGACCTTTACAGCGCAAGAACTGAGAGCACTCGCAGATCCAGAAAGTTTCAGATATTTTAACAAATGGGTCTTGGACTTCTTCAAAAGAGAAGTACTTCGTGAAACTGGTAGAATAGATGAATACGAAGTTGATCCTGAGTTCGGTCAGGCTATGCGTCAAGAGGTCTCTTATTGGAACCCAAATCGTTCTAAACACGCTGAGGTCTTTTGGCTTGAAAACTATGTCTTCGGCCAAAAGACCTCAATGCGCAACAAAATTCTGAACGCTATGGCAGTAAAATTTGTTGGAATGCCAACACTGACTCTCGTAGCTTCTGATACCGCAGATTATTCCCGGGTTATAGATTTTGATGAATATAGACTAAAAGGTGACTATTACCACATCACAAACAAAAACTTGGACGAAAACGTACGCAAGCTGAAAGTTTGGGGTGCCACACAGCTGCAAACATCTTTACAAACTGCTGCGCGCAATTTTGTACGCGAAGAAGAAAACGATCCAAATGTGCAATTTAAACTTTCGCATATGATACGCTGGATGGATCAATTAGACAAACTAGGCATGAGCGACGTTGTTCAAAATCCAAAAAATTCTCTTGGTGACGTCTGTGAGTGGCTAAGAACACATAGGGGCATTGGACCGTATTTTGGTTACCACCCGCCATGCAACTTTTCTCGTTGTGAAGATCTTCCAAATATTGATGAAGATGATGACTATTGTCTGGTAGGTCCCGGTGCTGCACGTGGTATGGCTTACGTTTTTCCAGAAGTAAAGCTGAAAAACAACGACATCATGGAAAAAATTGTACTTTCTGTTCGTAAGCACCAATACGACTTTTTTGAGTTTCCAGATGACGCGGCTCGGAACTTTTATAAGGAAAACCTTGAACGCGGCGGATATCTTACAACATTCGGCGCTGAGATTACTTTTTGTCAGTTCAATTGCTTTCTTGGAATCAAAGATGCACCAAAGCTTCAAGAAAAAAGAATTCTGCCGCTCACCTTTGATGCGTTTGATAAAATCGCACTTGACCTTGAATCACGTTTAAGCTGCACCACTCTTGACAGCTTCTTTTCTTAAGAGGAATTTTATATTATGAAAATAGCTATCGTTTCACCAACAAATACACTTACAAGTCTTGTTTATTCACACAGATCGGCTCCTGCTGTTATCTATTGTAATCAGCTTTGTGAAATGGGCCATGACGCCGAAGTAGATTTTGAAGGTAAAATTGAAGATCTCAATGTATATGATATGGTCTATATGTATCACGCTGATAACGGAACATCACGCGCAAAACCGGGTGCGATGAATATTTTTGGCGGCTTTCAAAATTGCCCATATTCAGAAAACGTTGTTAAAGTTTCAAAATACAACGGCCCTATTGTTTCACTCAACTGCGAGTTTCCGGAGTATCAGCGTCTTCTGAAAAGAAAATTTGAACTTGCAAAAAAGAATAACACATATATTGAACCAATTTGGCATGAACTTAACATAGATAACTGGGGACGTTTTGAAAAAGAAGCTGTAGTTGTTAATCACGTAAATCCAACAAAGAAACTTGTTATTGGTGATAGTCACGCAATTTGTATGTATCGCCCTGGTTGGTCTTTTAATTCAGTCGTATTCAAAACGCTGAACGGTGCTTTAAATGTCGGTTTGAAAAATTTGATTGACATCGATGGAATTGAAGAACTCGAGTTCTACTTTGGTAACATCGATGTTCGCCATCATTTGTGCAGACTTGAAGGCGACCACATTAAAAACACTGAAGCTTTAGCAGATCGTTACATCGCACAGGCACGCGAGCTTGGTGCTAAAATTTACGAGCTTCTACCGATAGAAAATGAAAGCAGAGTTGTACCAAAAACCGGTCATTACGACGGAAAGCCGTTTTGGGGTTCTTGGACTGAAAGAAAAAAAGCACGAGACCATTTTAACGACTACATCGAATATAAATATGGTATAATACGTTGGACAGATTATCTCCTAAATGATAAAGGAGAACTTGATTTCAAGTATATGGAAAAGCCTCGGTCTATCCACTTGTCTCGCGAATATTATCCACATTGGAATGGACTTGAACACAAACAGCAGACGGTAAGTCTCGAAAATTTTTTTGCATGAGAGTGAAGGATAAAAATGACAATAAAACACGCAGGAATTATTCCACTTATTGGCGGTGAGCTTTTAGCTTCAGATGCAGCATATGGTGTAAAACCAGAATACATTATGACCTATGGTGCTTTCGCGAATAACGAAAGACATCTCTTAAATCATTACCGAAAGGATGGATATGATATTCCTTACCATGTACTTGATAGTGAAAATGCGCCGACGAAACTTGAAAGTGTAGACGTAGTTTCATCAGTTTGTCCTTGCGCAGGACTTTCAAACTATCACGCCAGCTATGGCGAACACAATCAAAATAATCAATGGATGGAAAAGACTACTAAGTTTGTCTTGGAACAAGTACGTCCAAAAGTTCTCTGGGGTGAAAACGCTCCAGCTCTTGCAACGAATGTCGGAAAGTTTATGCGCGACAAGTTGAAAGACATCAGCGACAAAGCTGGCTATAACATGACGATTTATGTAACAAAATCACTTTTACACGGTTCGCCGCAAATTCGTCGCAGAAGTTTTTATTTCTTCTGGCGGCGTGATGTATTTGACAATATGGTTCCAGTTTTTAACACGTTTAATCGGAAATACCCAACCATCCGAGAGTTGCTTTACGGAATTCAAAGTAACTTTCAAGTGGATCCTATCAATAAGAAAATACCTTCAAAGGATGACCAGTACTATCGTTATTTTTTGACTGAAGTAAAAGGTGGTATGTCTCACGCTGATTTTGCTGGATCACTGAATAGTGATAATTTTGATCGACCTTCTTATAACGTAGAAGGCCAAATGCTTGAGCTTGGAATAACATACGAAGAAATTGGTAAATGGATGCGATCACAAAATCTTATTAGAGAGGCAGATAGATGCGATCGTAGACATGCAAAACTAACAAGTGGAAAAGGCGTGATGATGAGAGGAACGCTAATTCCTGTAGATCATATTGGCGCATTTGTGGTTCACATGCCGCATGTGATCACTCACCCAACTGAAGACCGTTATCTCAATTACAGAGAAGCAATGACAATTATGGGGCTGCCTCAAGATTTTGAATTGCTCGATCCTGCGCAAAGCATAAACCACATATGCCAGAATGTTCCTTTTTTCACTGCTAAGGATATGGCCACTGAAGTTCTTGCAACTCTTGAAGGTAAAAGAAGTATGGAACGCGCATCATATCTTATTCAAAGCAATTTGAATGGTTCTATTCGCGAAAAAGAAAGTAATATGGATTTGACGGATTTTATGGCATGAAACATCTCTTTTTTGACTGTGAAACGCTCGGCCAGCCTGTAGAAAATTGTGCTGTTATTGACTTTTCATTTTTGATCGTGGATAGCGATCGCTTTTTAACANATCCATACGGTCCAAAAGACATCGGAATGGTAAAAAAGCTTAAGCTATCAGTGAAAGATCAGGTTGACAATTATGGCTGGATAGTATATAAAGATACTATAGAGTTCTGGGAAAAACTTCCAGAAGCAGCTCGTAAAAATATAGTTCCAAGAAAAAGCGATCTTAAAGTTTCTGAATTCATAACTCATCTTTGTGAATACATGAATTCTCAAGGTAAAATTGACTATTGGTGGTCAAGATCAAACACCTTTGATCCTGTAATACTTGCTAGAATTTTTGATGCTGAAAAAAAGCATCTAGCATTCAAAGAATATTTTCCATTTTGGAGAGTGAGAGATATTCGAACNTATATTGACGCAAAACTAGATTTTCCTAAGAAAAATGGTTTTATGCCAATAAAGGATGAAACATATTGGAATAGTGTTTTTGTTGAGCATGATAGTGCTTGGGACGTACTTGCAGACGCGTTGAGAATGCAGGCTATCGTTCGCGCTGAAAATGATTTGGAGCAAGTATGAAATTAGAAGTAACCACAGAACAATTAAGAAAATATTCCATTTTTGTCGGCACTCCAATGTATGGTGGGCAATGCACTGGAGTCTATTGCAGATCTACAAATGATCTAGCAACGTTTTGCGCTAAACACGGTATTGAAGTAAAATTCTATTATCTTTTTAATGAAAGTCTGATACAGAGAGCAAGAAATTATGTCGTAGATGAATTCTTGCGTTCTGGTTGCACTCATCTTATGTTTATTGACGCAGATATTGGATTTAAACCACAAGATGTTCTTACTCTTCTTGCAATTCAAACTTCAGAACCAGAAAAGTATCAAATTGTAACGGGTCCATATCCAAAGAAAACTATTGCGTGGGAAAAAATTAGACAGGCAGTAAAACTCGGAAAAGCAGATGAAAATCCTTTCAATTTAGAATATTACTACGCAGACTATGTTTTTAATCCAGTTCAATCAAATATGAGTTTTCGTATAGATGAACCTGTTGAAGTCGCAGAAGCAGGAACAGGTTTTATGCTAATACCTCGTGAAGTATTTGCAACATATGAAGCTGCTTATCCGCAATATAAATACAAACCTGATCATCTGAGAACAAAAAACTTCGATGGTTCTCGTGAAATTATGGCGTACTTCGATTGCGCTATAGATCCTGAAACTCGTAGATACTTGTCAGAAGATTATTTTTTCTGCTGGAATTCTAGAAAAATCGGTATAAAAGTTCATCTTTGCCCGTGGATGGAACTCACGCATGTGGGGACTCACACGTATAGAGGTTCTTTGGGCGCCATAGCTTCACTTGGAGTTTCTGCGACCGCAAACGAAAAATCGAATCCAAAAGCATATAAAAACAGCAAACAGAAGAAAGCATTTAGATCATGATGTTGACATTTTGCAAAAAGTGTGATATTATGATCTTAATAATACTTAACAAAGGAGTGATTTTAACATGAAACTATCTGAAAAAACTTTGACCGTTCTCAAAAGCTTTGCCACAATCAATAAGTCGATCGTATTGAAACCAGGCAAAATTCTGAGAACCATCACACCAGAAAAGACTCTTATGGCAGTCGCACATATTGATGATGAAATTGACGGCCAGGCTTGCATTTACGACCTTTCGAGATTTCTATCCATTCACGGCTTGTACAGTTCTCCAGAACTTACCTTTAACGATAACCATTTTGTAATTTCCGAAGGTAAGAAAAAGACTAAATACATGTTTGCAGATGTTTCTATGGTTCACACTCCACCTGACAAGGAAATTAAGATCCCTTCCGAAGATGTTGTTGTCAACGTAACTTGGAATGATCTTGACTCTGTTATCAAAGCAGCTGGTGTTCTTCAATTTTCTGAAATAGCATTTGTAGGCGAAGGTGGAACCTGCTATCTTAGAGCTGTCAACAGCGAAGATTTAACTGCTGATACCTTTGGTGTTGAAGTCGGAGAAACAAAAGACGAGTTTAAGATCATCATTAAAACAGACAACTTGAAACTGCTCAAGCGCGATTATAATGTAACGCTCTGCGCTAAAGGTATTTCTCGTTTCTCTGCTGGAGATGTTTCTTACTTTATTGGTATTGATTCTAAATCTGTTTATAAGAAAGGTTAACACATGGAAACGCAAGCTAATATCACACTTAATGATCTACAAATCATCGTAAATATGATCGATGTTTGTACAAAAAGAGGTGCTTTTGAAGGAAACGAACTGCTTACTGTAGGACAAATTCGTGAAAAGGTTACTGCAGTTATTAAACTGAATACTCCCGCTCCTGCTCCTGTTGAAGAAGTAGCTGAAGCAAAAGAAGAGACTGCAGAGTAATCTGCAGTCTTCTATATAATTCGTTATGAAAGGTGAAAACTATCGAATTATAAATATTTCATGGGCGATAATTCTCAATTAGGAGGTTTCATGATTTATCTGATAGAAAACACTTTAACGAATGACAAATATATTGGATACACATCTAAAAGTAAAGAAGCAAGATTTAAAAGACATAAACATAACGCTCTTAAAGGTGGAAACACATATCTTTATAAAGCGATGCGCAAATATGGATTTGAAAATTTTGTTATAACAGTATTAGACGAGCATGGCTCGTATTTTGATGAAGTTCAATGGATTTCTAAGTTAAATCCAGAATACAATATGACAAATGGTGGTGAAGGTGGAGATACTTCCAATTCACCAAATTTTAAAAAGTCGATGATAGACTATCATTTTGTAAAACCGAAAGAAGAGTACGCGACATTTGGCATGTTGGGAAAAACACATAAAGCCGAAACTATAGAAAAACAGTCTAAAACTCACAAAGAAAATTGGGCTTCTTTTACCGAAGAAGAAAAAAAGGAGCGCAGCGAAAAAATTAAAGGCGAAAAAAACGGAATGTTTGGTAAAACGCCAAAAAACAGTATACAAGTTGAAGTGAATGGTATACAATATAACTCTAAAACTGATGCTTGCAGAAAAATAGGCACGTCTTGGTATCGTATCCAAAAACATTATGAGGTTAAAATTGAAAGATCTTAAGAAAAAACACGACGAAGTTTTGTGGGTAGAATCTTATAGGCCACAGACCGTGGAAGACGCTATCCTTCCTGAGAAAACCAAGCAAATCTTTAAAAAATTCGTAGCAGATCAAGCGGTTCCAAATATGCTTTTATCTGGTGGCCCGGGTATGGGTAAAACCACAGTTGCAAAAGCGATGTTAAACGAAATGGGCTGCGACTACATCGTTAAAAACGGATCTCTGAATGTCAACATTGATACTCTTCGATATGAAATTTCATCTTTTGCTTCTTCGATGTCTTTGGCAGGCGGAAGAAAGTATGTTATCTTCGATGAAGCTGACTATCTGAATGCAGCAAATGTTCAGCCTGCACTTCGTAATTTTATCGAAGAATACTCTAAGAACTGCGGTTTCATATTCACCTGTAACTTCAAAAACCGCATTATCGAGCCGCTTCGTTCAAGACTTTCTGAAGTAGATTTTTCTATCGA